ATTTTGTTCGCCGGGACTGGCGATGAGCGGCAAGGTTTGGGTACTTCGGAGTGGGTGCGCACCTATGTCATGGGTGACCTCACTTGGGTCAAAACCATGGAGAAAACTACCATCAGGACCGAAGGCGTCAATCTCCCGCATGCGGTGCCGGATGATCTCTCCATTCTGACGCGATGGCTGATCAGTCGTGTGGACGGCCGAGTAGCGTCTCTGACCGGTAAGAAGGTCGGCAAGTCGTCACTGTTGTCCAAAACTAAGTCGTTCGAGGCGCCGCGCGACGCGCTGACGCGCAATGTGGCAATGGTGGCTACCGATTTCACGACCGCATACCGTGAGCTCTTTGCAGACCCCGCCCTGTTGGTCGAGCAGTACGCGGTGATCGAATCGGGACATGCTGTCTCGGAGCCGATCGTCCTGCGCTTCTGCGCACTGGGGCGTGAGTTGATGGAAGCCTTGGAAACGGACTACCCGTACCTGAAGTGTGAAGTACCGGCGGGCGTCGAGGTGAGTCATTACCACAACTACTTGGCGCGACACATCAGCGAACAAGGTCATGCGGTCCTCAACCTGTTGGCAGAATACGTGGCCGATGAGTCCAACGCTGCGCCGCTCACCGAATACGAGGTGTACGGTTCTGTAATGGCCGTGGGTGTGTTGATGGCTGGGGCGGTGAACGATAGCCGCAGTCAGGTCTACATTGCCAATGCAGTGAAGTATTTCAAGGACAAGCTGCACGCCCTGCAGGATAAGGAGTAAGGGGTAGGTGAGGGGGTGCTGGCCTAGGCCAGCACCCCCTACCGACTATATTTTTTATGTTTGTAGAGGAATGGCTAATGAAGTTCGATCGTAATGGTTTTGTCGACGTCAGTGAAGCAGTAGATTCGTTTGGCGATTGCATTGATCGCGAGGGTAAGCGTCATTACACGGCGTTCAATGATGACGGCAACGAAATCAAAATCCCGTTCGTGTTCGGCAGACATGAGTTTATCCCCGCTGAAAAAGTGATGATCGAAAAAGACCCTCTGGGTCGATCGGTCTACATGACCTACGATTTGTTCGGCAATCTGGTCTACACTCGGAACCTTGGGGGTGACTACTGTGTACTGAACTCGAAAGAGCTCGTTACTTACAGCTATCCCGAAAACCAGCCAGCCTTGCTGATGCGTAAGGTCTACCGACCACACGCTGGTTCTTTGGATGACGGCGTAATCAACGCCGATGCCCTGAAGTGGTCGCAGGTAGGTGAGTACTCCGAGCGTTTACTGGTGGAGGAATCCAGTATGCCGACACGCAGCGAAGACGCTCTGCATTCGATCGTCCGTCATATGGACTTTACGTTTGGGCCTTCTTTGTTCACCTACTTGATCCGAGATCATCTGAGACTGGTCAGGGCGCGCGCAGGCGTCAACTTCGGCCTCGTGACCAAAGGACAACCGTTCATTCAAAACGCAGAGGCCCAGAAAGCCTATTCGCGGCTGGTCTTGCATTTCTGGAAGTTTCATCGTACTACGGTCTGCAACCAAGTCGGTGCCTCCAGAATGCCCACGGGGTTTGAGGGTGTCATCGACGATCGCCACGTCTCGAAGGAAGTGCAGGGTCTGTATATCTACCGCAAGTACGTGATGGAAGAACTGATCGAAGAACTGTTGGCGTTCTTTGAGGCTTACCGTAAACCTCCGGCAGGGTGTCGCCCCATTGATATGGACATGAGGGAAACCTGGAGACTTTACAATCGTGAACATGTTGGCATGGGCGGCGGATCCGATTATCCGCACAATGCGCACATTGATGAACTGGTCAAGCGGCTGCAAGATTTGACCAGCTGAATAAAGGTGGGCACCTTCGGGTGCCCGCTTATGCCGTCCCTTTATTTTTTGGCCATCCTATGAGTCTTTAACATGGTTTAGATAGGGACACATGAACAACAAACTCAATGACGTCAAAGCCACCCTAGTGGCTGACGCGAACGAAAAGCTGCCTTTTACCTTTACGGTCGAGAACGCCGTGTTTGGCGAACCGACCTTGTTGGACCCTACCGTAGTAACGATGGATGATCCAGGAGTACGAAACAGTGAAGTAGACGTGGGTGTCAATGGAGGTGCGTCTATTGTCAAGATGAAATACAACCGACTGCGGTTGGACGTGCTGTTTGCAAGTACCGATCAGCCATTCCCTTACTCCGGCAATCCAAACCTGACGTCTTACCTGCCGTATCTAAATTCTATCGTGCTGGCCAATATCCAGCCCGACGACATCGAAGGCGGGCAACTGGTTACCACCGACAACGTCAACTACAGCGTCGATATGACTGCTGCTGCCAATTCCCTAGGCTATTTCGGTCAGACGTCCCTGACGTTCCGCCTGTCTGGATCTGGCACGACGTGGGAAGGCGATCAGAACAATCTGTTGACTTGGTGGCCGTTGGACTGGGTGGTTCCTCTGAACGCTGATGACTTCGGTGCCAGCGAACCTACCTATGTCGCATGGGAATCTGGATCCCGAACACAAGGACCGACAGGCACTGAGATCCCCACTACCGCCTTTGACAATAAGCTTTCTGTCACTGTTGGTGGCGGTACTGACTATTTGATGCGCGTGAGTATGGGCGACCCCATTCGCAATAACGTCGGTGTGGTCTCTCCCGGAGTAACCTATGTTGAGACTTCCCTGAAGATCGATGCGGCTCATTTCGGTAATGCTGTACCAGTGGGTACTGATGTTGCGTTCTATTGGGCGCTTGTCCACGGGCAGACAACGTTGGTGGGTCCTTTGGTTCAAGTCGATCGCAACGCCGCTAACACTGACGGTGACATCGAGTTGACCGTCAGGTTGGATTTTACGGCAGCGCTTACCTTGACCGAAAACTACAGGGCCCAATACCCGTACGATCCTGACGTTGAATCCCCTTTGTCCGACGGTCTGGAAGAAATCTTCAATGGCAGTACCACGGCTTTGACGAGCACCCAGCCCACCCTGGCACTGCGCGCTGTCTATCGTAGCACTCAAGGGAGTTGGCGTCACGCCAGCAACCTTACCGATGCGCCGATGTTCGTTGCAGTCATTCAGGAACGGCCTGGATTCAACATCGCCAATTAAACGGCATAAAGCCCCCTCCCAAACGGGAGGGGGCTTATGTTGGCTTACAGACGCTGGCCGTTCACAAACGAACGAGACATCCAGTTGATCATGCCGACCACCAGTGCTTCGAGGTTGCGTTCCAGGATCGAGCCGCGACGCCATTCGGCGGTCAGGTAACTGCTATCCAGGTATTCACGCAGCTCCGGCTTGTACTTGATCGCAAGTGCGTATGCCTCAGTGCGGGAACTGAAGAACAGGCCGCCGCGCTGACCGCGATCCACAGTGGTGCGCCACAGGTCAAAACCACGGGAATCAATCAGGCGCTTCAGGATACCAACGAACTCGGTGATCTCGCCTTCCTTCAGCGGGCGAAGCGATTCGACTTCAATCGGTACGCGGACGATGCTGCCCTGGCGCGGACGGAAAACAGTTGCACCGAAGGTGGGTTGTTCGGTAGTTATGTTGTTCCAGAACGCCGTGCCAGACACCATCTCCATGGAGCGATCGCGCGAGATCTTGGTGAAGTGACGGTCAACGATTGCCCGGAAGGTATCAGTCAGACTGAAGTTATACCACACGGCATCGGTGTCGACATCACCGTCGCTGTCCAGCACTTCCCGCATGCCTCGACCGCCAAGCATACGCGAAGTAGCATACGGATTGGGACGCTGCGGTGCAGCGCTAGGCGCTTGTCCGTAGGGGTTCGGTCGCGCAGTGGTCTGGGTTGAAGCAGACTGACGCATTTCGTCGAAAATCTTCTTCGCGCGTTCTTCACGCGCCTGCTGCTGACGTTGGGCTTCGAGAGCTTCCTCTACGGCATTCTTGACGTAGTTGCTCATTTCTTCAGCATGGTCCATGAACGGCTTGACGGCGTCTTCCAGCTCCTTGACCATCAGACTACCAGCTTGGCGAACCAGTTCGGAATGGCGCAAGGTGTTACGCGCCCAACCGGCGACAAAGGCATCCAGGCTGTAGATGCTGTTGGTGATGTGCTGTACCGGACGCTCGGGGTCAAAGTTGCGACCAAAAGCAATCAGATTGGCGATACCGGAAGGACCCAGTCGATCCTGACGGAGAGTCTGCGCGCGAATCCAGCGCGGATCACCGTAGCAGCGGTTGAGGAGATTCTTCAGTCGCTTCAGATTGGTCACCTGCGCCAGTGACGGATCAATAGCGCCCTTCTGGAGCGCGACGTCGTCGTACGGACGGTACTTGAAGACATTGCCGATGGTGTGGATCATTTCGCTGAAATAGCCTTCCATACTCGGAATGGCGCAGTCCAGCTCTTGACTAAAGGATGGTTCGTCTACGTTCATGTTCTTTGGCTCGTTCAGAGGCGGCGGTTAAGATTAGCACATATGATTGGAAGTTCGTGGCCACACTTAAAATAATATCGAGACCATAATATCGATGTGTACCACCACCTCCTACCGTAGAGACAATCACAATGACCTACACGTACAACAAGAAGCCGTATCTGCTGCACCGCCTGCGCCTGGAAAACAAAGACGCTGGAAGCCTCAGCAAGGCGTTTGATTTTGATTACATGGGCTCGGCTGAGTTCGAGATAGGTACTTTGTGGAAGGTACTGGAAAAATTGCATGATGCTGACTGGGTCACCGGTACGGTCACGCTGCCCGGTAAGCGTCGCCCAGTGCTGGTCCGTTTTCTCTATCCGGCAGCCCACTATGATCGCGGTGGCGTTGAAGCAATCTTGCTGGCGCTCTGGGAAAACAAAGTCTGCCTGAAGGAAGGTAGTCGGTTCGGGCCAGAATATCGTGACCGAAATGACGTCCGTGCCAACGACACCTGGGTGGACATTGAGTCGGGTCTGTTCTTCTCCTGGAGCAATCTCCCCATGACCCGCCTGCTGGAAATCGTAGATGGGTCGATCGAGATTCGCCTGGGGCTCAAAGAGCCCGACCGGGACGTCCCACCGCCCCCGCCGGCAGAACCAACCGCCGCCGATCTGGCCGGTATGTCCCTGCGTGAACGCATGATCGCCACAGGCCAACTGCGTGTACGTCAATGAGTACGTGCGCCCCATCCTATGTACCCCATGGGATTAACGACGTGTCCGACCTCCGCAGATTCAACGTGCCCGTCAAACGGACACGCCGCCCCATCGACAAGGCCACCGCAAGGGCGCTGATCAATGGATTTTACACTGAGCTCTACGGAACTCAGATTCGCTATGAAACAACTCGCAGCATGCGCTTGAAGATCCAAGAGATCGAAGAGCAGCTGGTTCGTTACTCAGGCACCGATGCCTACGGCCAACTGGTGCGCGAATGCGTTGCATATGAGCGTGTTTGCGAACTCCTGGAAATCCTTGGCTAAAAGGAATTGACCTTGTACCAGAAAACCAAATATGTGATGTTTTGGGATCGAGTGGGCGACAGACTTGAACCTGTCGTGTTCTCTGAATCCATGATTCATGCTGATGTTGCGAGGTGTATGGGTCGCGGTCGAGTGGTCGTGTCGGCCGGCTTCGTGTCGATGTCCATGCGCGACGATATGCCGTTCCCCAGCACGCACGGTCGGTCCGATAGTCTGAACATTGACACACGCCCCGAAGACAGTACTGCACTGGCGGTGATGATGGGTCTGTCCGAGAACCTCACCGACAAGGAACACGAGGCGCTGCGAGAACTGCGACGTCAACTTTATCGCCAGTATGGCGACAACTGAGTAAACTACGCCCTCCTATTTAGGAGGGCGTTTATGCTGTCGATCAAATCAAACACACCAGTCCTCTAGTATGGACACGTGTAAACCATCTACCAAAGAGAGTGAGAAAACCAGTGAATCAGGATTCCATCGACACCATGAACCGTGACGTCGTTCAACTGAACGCCTGGCTGGACAAGTCCCACCGCCGCCTGCTGAAAACGATCGTCGAAAGCGGCGCACGGCCGGCCGGCCTGATCCGCCAGATCGAGTCGCCCATCGTTACCGAGTATGGTGCACAGCTCGGCTATGTCACTTACACCGGCTTTACTGCCGGTCAGAACGCGCTCCTGAAGAGCCTGCCTGAAGTCAACGTGCAGGAAAACCTGTGCCGCTGCTGCTTGGACACGGTGGACCGTCTGGTGCGCACGCTGGTGGTGGATACCAACGGTAAGCTGTGGCCGTACCTGCAGGAGTTCACCTCTGAAGAAGCTGCCGAACTGGGACTGGACCTGGGCCAGTATGCGAATTCGGCCAACTCCCTGGTGATCGAAAACAGCCTGACCTTGGAGCGCGCCGAAGCAGGCACTGAGGAATTCGAGTACGTCCAGTTCGACCTGACGCGCCGGCCGGACTTCCGCAGGCGTGACGGTGTGGCTTTCAAGCATATCGAGATCGGCTTCTTCGTCGTGGAACCGACCATGTTCGCAGGCGCCCAAACCATTGGTCGGGTTGGTCACGAGTACGATCGACTGATGTGCTCGCGCTTCCTGGGTGTAAAGACCAACTGGGCCGCGGCAAAGCAGGTATTCGAAGCCTGTGGGCGGGTTAACATGGCGGAAACGGTTGACGATTTCTCCCACCTGATCGACGTTCTCTCCGGTATCTCCGGTGTTTCTAAGGTTGGCCGACGTAAGGCTGTCATCAGTGCTCAGTTGTACCTGACCCTGCAGTACCCGAGCGGGATGGTCTGGAAGGTGATCGAAGACCTGTCTGATCCGAAAAATGTCGAGAACCTGAAGAGCTACACCATGTCCATCATGGCGCTGCTCGATACGCTGAAGTACCGTCGCGCAACCGTGGAGGCCAGTGAACGAGAACTGAAGATGGCCCTGAAGCAGTTGACCGACCGTGGTTTGCTGTCCGCTCTGGAACGTCGCATGGCTGCCCATGCCGATATTTCCGATACGGCCTGGTTGGTTCGCAAGCCCGTGACTGATGGAGTAAAGCCCAACGTCATTCAGCAACTGATCGCTGAGAAGGCCGAGAAGACTGACATCGTCTCGAAGATCGTCAGCGGAAAGCCCCTGAGCGTTCAGACCGCCCTGAACCGCATGGCTGAAGCAGATGAGATCTACGTACAGGTCGCTCAAAACAAAGCGAACTGGGTCTGCGTCAGCCATATCACCACTGCTGTGGATCCGACCTCGGGCGCGATCCTGAATACCGACGACGGCACCGAAAAGGGGTCGAAGTTCAGTGGGTATTCCATGCGCGGTGTCTCCCATTGGCACGAAATGACCGACAGTGGTCCTGGTCTGTATCGCATCGAGGGCGTGCTGGGACATATCTCCACTTTCAATGGCGGGCCGGAACATGGCGCCGCTGAAGGCGATAGTCACGAGTACTTGGTATTTGCCAATGGGCGCGACACCCCCATGCTTCACACTGGCCTGTTCTCGGAAGTCGTGCGCTCGGACCTGCACGCGCACCGCCGCGTGTTCGAAGACATCAACAATCGTCTTTTGTCCGCGCCTGGCGCCAACGTCAAGGATGCGCTGATGGTACTGCGCCTCCAGTATTGCTGTGGCGATTCCGGCATTCATCTGGTGATCGGTAAGGGCGGCGCCTACACTTCTCACGAAGTGATTGACGTCGAGTGATCCTAGGGGGGTCGGGTGCTAGCCCGGCCCCCGAATCGGAGAACGCTATGTTCGAGCATTACGAAAAGCTGATTGCGGTACACTTCGCGCTGTTTGACACGAACTACAGCGAGGAAGCAGTTGCTGAAGTCCTCGCCGGCGTGTACGGCACGACGGCATAAAGAAATCCCCCTCCTCGTTGACACTGCGTCAACGAGGAGGGGGCTATGGGCTTATTGAGTTTTATCGGCCAGCATCTGTTGTTTCACGACGCGGCCTGCCGAACCGAGGAATGCCATAAGCGAAATGAAATTCGCAATGGCAAGCGGTACGGAGTCAGCACTGTACAGATTGTGCTGGATAGCCAGGTTGTACAGTTGCGGTGCAGCACCGATGATGGCATAGATCCACATCGAGATAAACTTCCACGCGGAAGTCCAGTCTTCGATCAGGTACTTGTCAGCCAGACCTTTCAGAAAAGACATCAGTTTTGCCTCAGTGAGTCACGGGACACCCCGCATAGTTTAATACAACCAATCCTACCTTATCTACCTCGAGTGATACCGACATGACCCTTTGTATTTTTCATCACCCCACCAAGACCCTCATTGCTGATAACTGCGTTACCACGCGACGGAAGAATACTAACGGTGATTCCGTGAAGGTTACTTCCGAAATGACCAAGCTTGTCATTCTCGAAGGTAAGATCTTTCTGGAAGATGACGTTGGGCACGCACTGGCAGCTGTGGTCTCGGGCGACATAAATTCAGCGGAAAAGCTCCTCAGTGCTGTCACTGTCGACTACAAGCACTCCATTGCTATTCGCGATTTGACGATTGAGCAAAATGATCGCTCTAAGGACAAAACGCTGTCTGTCCTACTCAACATCGACGGACTAACGGCCGGCACCACCGCCAATGTCATCGTGGTGTGTGAGCGCGGCATTCATGCCTGGGAGATCGCGACTGATCGTCATGGGGTGATTCGGAAATTCGATCAAAAGGCAGGGCTGTATGCAGATGACTACAAGGGTGGTCTCGCCATCGGTTCTGGTCATGAGGACGCCCGGTTCCTAATGAGGACTTTAGGTGTCGGGCCCGTTGAGGCATTCTCGTGTGTCGCTGCCCAGATCGAGAGTGTGAGTCGCACCTACGACAAACTCACTTTGGTGCCCGTGGAGGGATCCGACACTGATTACCGCATTGGTGAGGTCACTTACCGCAATCCACCGCTGAGCGAATCGGTCAGTGAGCTTCGCCGCCAAGTGGTAGCTTCTATGCGGGACGAATACACCAGTTGGTCCAAAATGTGCGATTCGAAAATCACCGAACGTGAAGTACCTCGCGTGATGTCTGTCCGCGTCTATGAGGCAATTAAGGCGGCAAAGGAGCAGAAGACGGTGAGTGAAGCCCCTGCCGCACCGGAAGCTGTTCCCGCAGCATCGCCTGTCCGGCAGCGCAAGATCCGCACCCGTAAGCCCAAGCCGCTGCTTTCTTGAAACGCAGGGGTCGAAAAGTAATTTCCAACGGCGTTACGCATATAGTGTACAACGGCATCCGCACTAGGCAAGACACTTAAAACGGTCTACCTGTGTGGGGCGTATGCTGTATGTCTAGGTCCCCGGCTGACTCATCCGCGTTGCGATACGTGCGAACAGATCGGCCGGGGTTCTTTCCTTCTAGAGTTCAAAAGCTGATGTTTTCAAAGATTCGTCTCGTTCTTGTTCTTCTTGCACTCGTGCACCTAGTTGCATGCGCCACCGTACTGCCTACCTTTGATACCGCAACACCGCCAGGCCTGCCCAAGGGGGTCCAGGTCGCGGAACATCCTGTCAACATCGAAAACGCGCTGACGCAAGTCGCCTGGCCGATGCCGATCCCCGAACCAATGCCCACTCCAATCCCGGAAGTGGAGGAAGTAACCGTGGCGATAGCGCCACGCTTGCTATTTTCAGATGCAGAAATAACCTGTATGGCCACGGCCATCTACAGGGAGGCGAGAGGAGAGCCCCTCGCCGGCATGGCCGCAGTCGGCTATGTAATTCGAAACCGGATGGATCATGACTATTTTGCTGATTCTGTCTGTGGCGTTGTCTACGAGCGTAATCGCGGTAGGTGTGAGTTCTCCTGGGCATGCCAGGGTTTGGGTGCTCCCACCGCTGCTCGTCTTGAAGAAATGCGTGAGGTCGCGCTGGGTGTATTGAGCGGGGAGATCCCCAATCCCATCGGCGACAGTATTTTCTTCCGCGCTATCGGTACCCACGGTCAGATGTCCTACGAACGATACGTAGCGACAATCGGCGGTCACCGGTTCTATGCGAGCAGGCGCCGGGCGTAAGTATTTCTTTTTATCCTCGCCTTTAGCTATAGACCATCCAGTACCTTTGTATCCTTTCACGACAAGGAGCCTAGCGTCAATGTCAAGCCTCAAGCAGTACTACGGCGTACCGCGTGACAGTGCCGATATCGTGATTTTCCCGAAGGCCGCTACGGCCGTCGAGGCTTATCGTGACTATCTGGAAACTGCCCTGCCTCAAAATGGGCCGTCTTCTGAAGTACCTTTGGAGTTCTCTCTGTTTCTCACGCAGCAAGAACTGCATGGGATCCAAAAACAACTCCAACAACGTCTTGAGGAGACTGGGGAGCTACCGGAAACCGTCCACATCTGCTTCCGCACACTGAGTGCGATTTTCGACAAGCTGTCGTTTCATCAGCACGTCCTGGCTGGCCCGGTTAGCGTCGCTTCTCTGAAGAGTGTCCTGGACCCGGCCGAAAACGTTGCTGTTGTTTGACTTATCCTGCCCCGGACTGTGAAAACGGTCCGGGGCTTTTTACCCTACCAATACCCCAACTATCTTTCGTATGGAGCACTCACACATGAATGACCAGAACCCCAACGCCCTGAAAGACACCAGCGACTCTGCCGCCGTAGACCTGTCGATTCCGTTCAATATCGCCTTGGTTAGCGATCTGAAGGACATCGGCAACACCCTCAAGGCGCGCGGCCTGGAAAACCTCATCTTCGTCGGCGAGTCCGAACTCGTCATCGACGGGAAGGCACAGCCGATCTGGCGCGCCGGTAAGGAGCGCGGGTTGGCTATCAGTCGTGCTGTCGAAAAGGCCTCGACCGGCAATCGTCCGGTCACTCTGGTCCTGCAGACCGAAGCGGGTTGGGTCGATACCCTCATTGAGAGTGCGAAAGACCACAAGGCGGGTTCGGCTTTGACTTCGGCTATCTGGTCGTCGGTTGAAAACAGCCTGGTTGGTTTCGGCACGCTGCGTCGTCGACAGGTTGTCTTTCTGAAGTCCGGCAATGCCAACTACACCTTCCCGGTCGGTTGGCGTCTGCCGCAGTCGTGGGTCACCAATCACCCGACGCGCGCAGAGCGCACTCCGAACAAACCGCAGCGCGAGACCAAGGCACCGCGACAAGCTTCTTTCCACGAGTCCCTGTTCCTGGCCATCAAGGGACACTTTGACAAGAAGCTCAAGGGTTCGACCATCCCGCTGCTACCGCATCCGGACTTGCCGATTGGCGAAACCGTACTGGGTGCCTTCATCTGTGCCAGTACCGGCAACGAAAACCTGACCGTGGCCGACTACAACCGTGTGTTGCATTCGGTCCTGGTTGCGATGACCAATCGGCCGTACTGGAATAACATGGAGGCCCAACGCGACATGGTGCTGGCAGGTAGTGTCTCGCCGCAGCATCTCACCGTGTGGTTGATCGGACGTATTCTGTTGGCCGAGAAATCCGTGATGAACGTCGAGCCGATTGTTGATCCGGCAAGTCGTGAACTTTGGCTGGCCTGCCACGCGGCTAAGGACATCGAGCGCATCGCTTGTTCGGATAAGGTCACGCCTTAATAGTGTGACTAAACCTTGGTTTACCAACCATGAATCCACTCGCAGCACGACTGCTGTCTATCGCCCTTGAAGGGGCGGCCGACGGTAAGACGAAAGTAGAAAAGGAAATCGTTGTCTTCGGTAAGATCGTTGACTTCGATGAACTCAAGAAAGCTGACTCCAAGGAAGAACAGGAGCAGTGGGAGATCCGTATTCGTGATGATTCGCTGAAGTACAGCGGGTGTATCCGAGTGCGGGCTATCGACAAGAAGCGCTACATTTTCACGATCAAGACCTTTGTGCCTGATCGTGGCAACTTGAATGAAACCGAAGTGGAGCTTGGCCCTGAAGAGGGCAAGGCCATGATGGAGGAATTCAAGAAGCTCACTACCGGTGGGATGATCAAGACGCGCTACAACTTCAAGGTACCGGACAGCGACCTGGTCTGGGAAGTGGACGTGTATTACGATGAGAAGGGTGAACCGAAGGCCTGGTGTAAACTGGACCTGGAGGTTTCTGACCTGCGCATCGCACGGCCTGAGTTCCCGATTCAGCTGAAGGAAGCTCGTGAGGTTCCTAACAAGAACCGTAGCGACGAAGACCAGAAGTTTGTCGAGCGTTTGATGCAGCGTGAGTTCATTACTCCCTCGCCTTACCCCAAGAAGTGAACGGTATAACGGCCCTCCCGTTTGGGAGGGCCGTATGCTTGCTACCTCCTACATTACAAGAACGACCAATGACCGACAACCCCATCATTGCCATCATGGCTACGGCTTATTCAGGCAACCTGCGCTATGCGCTGGGTGCCGAGAACACCATTCCGTGGCGTCACCGCGGCGACATGAAGTTCTTCCGCGAATCCACGACTGGCAACATTGTCATTGTGGGCAGTAAGACCTACCGCTCCTTTGGATCCAAACCGTTACCAGGTCGTACGTTCGTCGTCCTGACCACCGACCCGAGCCAGTTTGAAGAAACTCCGGACGTCTATTTCGTACGCACTCCAGGTCGTGCCATCGCCGTAGCGCGGCGGTTGGCTGTGGGGCAAAGTACCGAGACCGACCAGAAGAAGATCTTCATCGCTGGCGGTAAGACGGTTTATATGTCGTTGCTCCACTGGACTGATTTTGTCTTCCACTCCGAACTGCATACCAACTGCAATAAGGAAGCGGACACTTTCATTCCGGCGAGCTACTTCGACAGCTTCATGGAACTAACCAAAGAGACCTTGCCGGTCAATGGCGATGACTCTGAGTGGACCAAGAAGATCTATCGTCGTTTGTTCCGTATGCCGCGCACAACAGCATAAATGCCGGGGGCCCGTAAGGGCCCCCGGTTATGCCGTTTCCTCTTTTTTTTTTGCCTTACGGCTGAGTCCCCACGTCCAGCAAGGAAGCATACCAAATGCGCTGAGCGTAAGAGCGCGGGAAGTACGACAGGACAACGCCTGCATATCCGCCCATCACCATCAGCTTATCGCCGCCAGCTGCAACCATGCTGCTAACGGAAGGATACGCGGTGCTTTGGCCAGACTCATAGCCCATGAAGAAAGTCCTCAGGGTGCCATCACTATCCAGCGCAGCGATGTTGTCGCCGGCGTAACTACCGTCTGGCAGCATGACTTCGCTCGTATTGAAGATCTCACCTTCCGGGGTGCGGATGGTGTGACTCAAAATGACCAGCGAACCATTGTCGGTTGCACCGTACACCAGTGGCTTGCCGCGACCCAAAGGCATGTCAACCACAAGCTTCCCGGCCAGCGGATTGCCGACCACTTCGAACTGGTCGTCAAGCTCCAGCACTGCGCAGCGCGTAGATTCGTCAGACGGATTTACGAACAGATCCAAACCCGCCACCCAGATCTTACTGCCATGCTTCAGCAGTGAGTAGACAACCGGGACGTTTGTAATCGGCGAACCCAGCGGCGGTGCAAACAACCTACCGGTGCGAACCACGCCTGCCGTATTGGTCAGCTCCAAACCATCGGAACCGTACCACTGATGTCCCTGTCCCTCAACACGCGAGGTGGTAACCACCGTGGCGATGGCATCGCTGGTAATCAGAAGCAGGGACTCGTCGCTATTGGCGATGATCTGCTTAGCCGGAATTGACGGATCCAGTACCCAGTTAACGTCATGTTCCCAGGTAACCGGATCAATACGCACCACTCGTCCAGCCGGCTGGCCACCAACGGCAGTGATCGCACCCGTCAGATACAGGTGCCCGCTAGTGACCTTGTGGATGTTGGAGATAGTGCCGGTCACCGATGCAATCATAGCCGCAAAAGCGGCGTCCGGAGTACCGTCGGCGCTATAGCGGTGAACCACCGCCGTGTGCGTGCCGTTATTGAAGGACTGTCCATGTACCACGATAACAGCATCGTCGTCTTCCAGAATGCAGTTGATGATGCGGTTTCCGGAGTTCAGGGTCGACGCGTTATACGGCGAACTCCAGTTCGTGTCAACCGTACCGTCGGCATTGAGGACAATCAAGTAACGGCCGGCAATAGCCGGGCTGACCATGTCGATAGTGTGGTTGATGAAACCACCCCACACGACAGACTTACCCGTGGTCGGATTACGGTACATGCCTTGGGTTGCCCCGCTGGCAGTGACGTGGTAAGCCGGCAGGAAGTTAGCACTGATGCGGTTGATTGACGCCGGCACAGGGATCTCCTCCACAAGCGGCAGCGTGTCTTCCGTACCCTGCACTGGGATGAGGTTAGTACAGGCGGTGATTTCCGTATGTGCGGTCATCCGCTGCCAATTACCACCGGTGCGATCATTGGTGAAGGCACCGCGACGTACCGTACGGCCCGTCTCGACACTGAAACCGCTATAGACCAGGGTACGGCCGTTATCCAAGAAGCGACCCGCACGTACCCAGCTGTCAGCTTCGACAGTCTCGATGGTGTTGGTGCTGATGGTGTAGCGCCAAATAGTCCCAGCCACGGTACCACTCGGACCCTTACCACCAAAGAGGATAGTGTCGCTATCAAGCACGTATGCGTCAGTGACAGCACCACTGACGCCGGTATCGGCCGCCGTATGGTTCAACTGCACCCACTGACCGTCCGAATCTGACAGATCCTTAGTGACAATACTCAGTCCCTGAGACGTACCGCGCAGCCCGTACACCACATTGTTGGCGACTACCATGGCATCCACCCCAAAGGTACTGCTGGGGGAGTTGGAATCCAACAGCAGTTTGCGGGTAGACCAATCCTTACCATTGGTGCTGGTATGGAGCTGGGGATTATCGTAGACTACCAGGGTTTGTCCGTCAGTTGCGACGTTGTTGACCTGATAGTGTCGGGTGGACAGCACTTCTTCAACTACCGGCGGGACCGATTCGTCTTCACGCGAAATGCGAACCAGCGCATTAATCGGAATCTGATTACCGTCCGGTCGGCCCTGCGGGCTGAGCTGCAGACGCGTATAGTACCCGCCCTTGAAGTAGACGCCGGCCGGACTGATGCCGTCGTATTTGGTGCCGTAGGCGCCTTCGATCGGCTGGACCGACCAGGACTCGCCCTTATCGGTGGACCAGTGGAGTCTTACGTTCTTCTCAATGCCCTCTACCGTGGTCGTATAGATCGTGCGGTTAGGCATGGTGCCTACTGGAGACGTACCGTAGGTGACACTCAACGGTGCGTTAGTCGGGTCAGACACCATACGGAAGGTGCTGAAGTTACCCGTCAGACGCGCATCGGTCGCCGACGCCATATAGAACGGAAGTTCCTCAGGAGCGGCAGCGTGCGACATATCGAACCGGATACCCACACGCTTACCGTTCCATTCGACCCACCCTTCAATACCACTCATGGTAACGCCCGGGGACACGCCAAACAGTTCACCGATCTGACGATCGGAGATCTGGAATACGGCGTGCGAGAACTTCCTGCCCTCACGCTTGAGTCCCTGACTGTTGGAGCTCGGAGCTTCCAAACGCCCAGCGATCGGACCATCGTCGAAACGATAGCAGAACGACTCGTTGTTCCCACCGTCGACCGAGATACCCAGACCAACCACGACATCCACACCTTCGTAGGTGAGGGTTACTTTGGCCAGACCGTTGACAGTATCGGGATAGCTGTCATCGATCGTGTGGGTGTCGATATCGAACGCCAGCAACGGCGCAGACGGAGAGATGGCCGACAGACGAATCATCAGTGCTGAGATCTTGTCCGAGGTGCTGGTGGCGGTGGCAAGGTAGTCGACCGTGCCGTCAGCTTCCAGTTCCAGAGAACCGTACTGGTAAACCGAATTCCACCCGTAGTCGATCTGGGAGTCGTCACCGAGGTTATACAGAACGCCAGTACCGATCTGGTTGTAACGATCGTGACGCACGGCTTCCTTGGCGTTGAACCAAGGCGAGCAGACGCCTACCTCAAACTCCTCCGGTCGCGCTTCGTTCGAAGTGCCGCCCAGACGAACAACGCGCTGACGGTCGAACTGGATCGTGCCAAATGCTTCCAGCGGGTAACCACCACCATCAGACGACTCGACCACTCTGCCGAAACCACCAGCCACCCACAAAGAACCATCGACAGGGTCGCGGAAAAGACTTCTCAGCGCGTCGATAGATTCGCTGGCACCCGCCGCCAGTACAGGCACGTCAGCGGTACGGACAATCGACGCGCTGGATCCCTGCATTTCGAGGTGGTAGAGAGCCTGGGAGCGATCGACTACTTCCACGAAATAGAGAAGCCCGGTGTTATTGATGATAGCCTTCGGCGTCAGTCTCTTATTCTCCGGACCGTAATCCATGAGATTCAACTCAAAACCGGCATCCAGAGACAAAGTGGTCAGGTCATACCGACGCAGGAAATTTGTCTCGACGGTAGACCAGTCGTCCTGATTGGTGTAGCTGTCATACACCGCAAAGTAGACATGGTCGTTGGAGACGTGCCAGTCGCCCGTATCTTCAATCAGATAGATGGGATCTGAGTTATAGTTCTCCAAATGGCCGACTACTTGTACCATCTGAAGCAACACGCCAGTCGCACTGATGCGGCACAGGTAGGTCTTGGTAATATAGTCGTTGTTCGCTTCCGACAACGCCCACCCAAGGACCTCCCCGTTGTTCAGTTCAACGGTACGCACGAACCGATAAGCAGCCGGATCCCCGTTCTCGTTAAGGTCAGCCGGCAGTGCTACGCCCGAGTAGTCGACACTGCGAAGATTGGAACCGTCTTCGTCGCAGAAATAAAGCTGCAGTCGAGTGGGGCTACCGAGCAACGGCCAGCTTTCGAAACACGAGATGATCACCGAACCGTTGGAGTGCTGATTCACGTGCTTTACGGGAGTAGTGTAGCCTCCCTGCGACCAGGTCGGTGGGATAAAGGTCATATCCCGGTGGCCGGCCTCCGTCAGCTTTTCCAGTTTACCTGCAGTGGGGTCGTACTGATAGCGAGTATCGCCTGCCAAGAAAATGTCAGACGACGTCCCCAGGTCACCGAGACCCTTTGCGGTGGAAATGAAGCCATTTCCATCAGCCTGTACAGCGTTGAAATAGGCCAACGGCAGTGAGGTGCTGGAAGCAGCGTTGTCGAAAACGGAACCGCCGTAGTTCTGCGAATTGGCAATCCAGACCCTATCTTCGGCTCGGAAGATGACGGGTTTGTCAATACTCAGTGCCCGGGGTTCGCCGATCGACGGTGCTTCCGGCAGTACCGTTTCTGGCCCAACCGTTTCTGTCGGCGGATCATACATCGGGGTGATAGCCATCGGCAACCAGATGCCCGGATCGTAGCCTTGGGTCTCCATCAGTTCAGAGAACTGCGCAGGCGGGGACCAGACACTCCAGCCGTTACCGGCGTCGGTGGAGATAAAGCCCAGCTCCAACAGATTGTTGGAATCGCCACCGACATTACCGAAGTCGCTGCCCGCGACCAGGATGTTGTCGCCGGACCGATAGATAGGCATGTCATAATCGGCATACCCTGCGCGACTATCCAAGATGTAGGTGGTCGCCCAAATACCACTGTCGCGGACGTTGAAAACCGTAAGGGGGATTTCAGTCCAGTTCTGCGTGTCCTGGTCGTATTTAGAGTAGTAGTAATGAAGAACCAGAACGCCCGCACCATCGGCATCCAGAAGAGCTCGGGCATAGTTGAAACTCAGACTGCCTTCTTCAACCGTCGTGGTTACGTTATGGAGATTCTGAAGATAGTCGAGCAGATCGGCAGTCGGTCCAACAAAGTTGGGTACGTTTGCCTGCTGCAGACCTTCGGTCTGGTCGATATTGGCGAACGCAATTTCAACGTCAACACCATTGTCGTCAACACCGACACTCAACATAGTCAACGGGGCGTCACCGTAAGCGAACGGCGGGGCTTCTTCCAGAGCGGGGGTGTGTCGCACCCAATCGCTACCATCGGTAGCCACGTGCATCGTGTAGACGTAGCGATCTTCGGCTTGGTCGTAGACCGAACTGTTGGCGATCAGATGCGTACCGTCGCTGTGAATCGATTCGATGTCCGGGAACGTCAAGACAGGCTCAACCACAGCCGGAGTAACGTCGTGGCGTACACGCACCACAGCATTGTATCGAACATCCTGCTGCCGGGTGGCGTCCATCGTCACCACGAGGTACAGATAGCCCTTGTGCCACACGGCCTGATTGGTCAGGCCACCTTTAACGGACATACTGCCGACACGGTTATCAAACTGCTCAAACTGCACGCCCGGCCAAATTGCTTCCGGTTCATACGACGACGGGCCGTATTCACCCTGCATGTCAGACAGCAGCAAATGACGAACCTGCGAGCCGTCAGCGCTCATCAGACGAACCACCGGAATGTTGCGGTAGATCTCGTCGTCCTCGAAGTACTGCAGTGCAGCGTATTCGCCGTTCACGCCACTACCAGTCACCACGGCGCCGTTATACGGAGCTTCCGGGTCGGTCTTAACGAGATTGCGCGCGCTGGCTTCCAGGGCAGTAGTGAAGTCACTGGTCACGAAGCTTTCTTCGTGGAAGGCTACCAGATGGCGACGACCGGTTTCCACCGGCGGAGTGACTGCCGTGCCCACAAACTGCACGCTGCCGAAGTAGTGTCGCGACAAGTCGGTGGCAGTCAGGGTAAATACCGGGCGATCCGGATCAAGGAAGTCGATCGGCGTATCCAGTACGTCGCTGGCCAGAATTTCGACGGTTGCCAGATCCGACAACTCAGCCAAGAGGTCGTGAGTGGTGACCTTACCGTCCACGGCAATCGTCGGCTCGTCACCGAACAAGACGTCCAGGCGCAGACGGTTGTAGTTCACGCGCATACGGAACGGACCGCGGTCCGCACCACCCGGATAACTGGCAACGATGTGCGAGTTACGTCCCGGCTGAGTGAGTCCGATAATACTGGGATCGTCCAGTACGGAATCGGCAAACGTCAAGTCGC